ATGGATCGAACCGAAACAAGGCTAAGGGTCGATCGCGCGATCCTTTACAAGCCTTTGCCATCGCAGAAACTCTTTCACGAGTCGACGTCGCGGTTCAAAGGGTTCTCCGGGCCGGTGGGTTCCGGAAAGAGCCAGGCCCTCTGCAACGAGGCCATCCGGTTGGCGTATCTCAATCCGGGACGCACTGGATTAGTCGGAGCGCCGACCTATCCGATGTTGCGGGACGCGACGCTGACGTCGCTGACCGAGGTGCTGAACGAGAGCGCGATTCCGTTTGAACTGAACAAGGCGGAGAACGTGATCGAACTGCTCGACACCGGGTCGAGAATTCTGCTGCGATCCCTGGAGGAATACGAGAGGCTTCGGGGAACCAACCTGGCGTGGTTCGGCGTCGATGAGTTGACCTACACGCATGGGGAGGCATGGCAGCGTCTTGAGGGGCGGCTTCGAGATCCCAAGGCAAGCGTTCTGCGAGGGTTCGCGGTCTGGACCCCGAAGGGCTTCGACTGGGTTTACCGGCGATTCATCGCCGCGCCAGTTGACGGATACGAGTGCATCAAGGCCAAGGCGTTTGAGAACCGGCACTTGCTTGACCGGATTCCGGATTACTACGAGCGCCTGAAGCGCAGTTATGACCAGGAGTTCTACGAGCAGGAAGTCCTGGGCGCCTACCTCGCTTACCAGACGGGTCTGGTCTACCGGGCCTTCGACCGGTCGCGCAATGTCGAGAAATTGAGGATTGACCGGAGCAAGAGATTGTATTGGGCGTTGGACTTTAACGTAGAACCGATGGCTTCGGTTGTCGCCCAAGTCGACGGCGACCAAGTGAACGTGATTGAAGAGATCTTCCTGTCGCGAGCCAGCACGCGGGAGGTTTGCGAAGAGTTCGGACGCCGGTATCCATCGTGGCCAGCCGGTGTGACTGTGTACGGTGACGCTTCCGCCAATCAGCGGTCGATTCCGGAAGGAAAATCGAGCCGCGAATACATCGAAGACTTCTTCCGGCACGGACCCTACCGGGCGAGCCAGGTCCGATTTCCCCGCTCGAACCCAGCGGTTAGGGACCGGGTTGGGCTGATGAACGCCAAGTTGAGAAACGCGGACGGCGACGTGAGCTTGCGCATCCATGAGGGCTGCGTGGAACTGATCGCCGACTTCGAGCAGGTGACGTATAGGAAGGGCTCGGCCGAGATTGACAAGACGAGCAACCCCAATCGCACACACGTTTCCGACGCACTGGGGTATCTGATCTGGCAGGAATTCGGAACGAGGCCGGCCACGATCGGCGAACGACCGAGGGGGCTGTTCTGAGATGAGAGGCCATGTCGCGAATCACGAGGTAAGAGAGTGTTGAACCAAATCTTTCGAGAACATCCCGAGTATGGCAGCAGACTGGAGTCTCTGCAGCGCTTTCGCGATCTCTATGTCGGCGGAGAGCAGTTCAAGAACAACGTCGATCGCTACCTCGTCAAGCGGCAGCGCGAGCCAGGCGATGTCTACGGCGAGCGGCTGGGACGGGCCTTCTATGAAAACTACATTGGCTCGATCATTGATTGGTACACCACGACGCTGTTCCGTCGGGAACCAGTGCTGCAGTTTGAAGGCGCGACCGAACCGGCCCGCAAGTTCTACAACGAACTGACAGAAGACTGCGACTTACGCGGCACGGCGGTTACCGACTACTTGCGGAAACAACTCACCGAGGCCATGGTGACCGGTAAGTCGTACACACTTGTTGACTGTCCAAGAGTCGATATAACACCGGCCACGCGGGCTGACGAAGACCGCACCGGCCTGTCACGCGCCTACCTGTCTGAATTCGACGCAGAGAGCGCAGTCAATTGGGACCGTCAGCCGAACGGAGAACTGGACTGGATCGTTTTCAGGACCAAACGGATGTGTGCTTCGCCGGATGCTTCCTGGAAATGGGAGACGCAATGGCGGTATTACGACCGCCAGAAGTTCGCAGTGTTCCGCAAAGTGGAGGGTGACAAGGGAGACCCCGAGCAGATAGATGGCGGAAAGCACGCCCTCTCCGATGCAAGGATTGTGCCGGTTGTTGAGCTCTGTCTGCCCGAGGGGCTCTGGCTGATGAACCGGGCAGCCTATCTCCAGTTGGAGCACTTCAACAAGTCCAACGCGCTTGCATGGGCGCTCACGATGGGCCTGTTCGCCATGCCCGTCATCTTTTCGGACCGGGAGTGGAGCCGGGTGGTGGGCGAATCCTACTACCTTCAACTCGGTCCCGAAGACAAGTTCGGATGGACCGAACCGGAAGGCCACGTCTACGAGATTGCGTTGTCCAACCTGGACCGGCTGAAGGAAGAGATCTACCGGGTCTGCTATGTCCTACACCAAGCCGGAGGGTCGCTTTCGAAGAACTCGAGTCTGACGGGGCTGAGCAAGCTGCGGGATTACACGGTTACGCAAGAAATCCTCAGAGGCTACGGAGACGTTGCGAAGGATTTTCTCAAGAAGATCCTCAGGATGGTTGTCCTGGCGCGGAAAGACACCATGAGGATTGATGTGTCGGGCCTCGACGAATTCGACATCGGCGATTTCAGTAGTGAACTGGCTGACGCGCAACAACTCCTGAGCCTAGGAATTCAATCCGCGACTTTCAAGGGCCAGTTGTTTAAGAAGCTGGCGTTGAAGTTTCTGTGCGACGTCAATCAGACAGTGAAGGACCAGGTTTCGCGAGAAATCGAAGAGCAATTGAGCAAGTAAAAGGAGATGAGCATGGACGCGACAAATTCGAAATCCGCGGCCTCGGACGCAGCCGGCCTGCCGGACATTCGCAACCTTGTGAAGAACGTGCTGGAAGAGATGGCAGTGGTGGAACACCAGCGGGCGGAACCCGCATACAAGGTCGAGTTAACAGAAGAACGCCGGCGGCGGGAATCGCTCGAGAAGCGGGTTAACGAGCTGATTGAAGAGAACAAGCGCAGCCGCGCCGCGGCGGACGAGGCCGATCGCGCCTCACAGATCAGGGCGGAACTGCAGCGATTGGGTGTGCAGAAAGTGGACCTGGCGTTCCGAGTCGTCAAGGATGACATCCGCCGCGGTGATGGAGGCGACCTGATCGCACGCGGCGGCGAGGGCGAGCAGCCGTACAAGGAATACCTGGCCTCGTTTGTGAGCCAGAATCCCGAGTTTCTGCCGCCTCGAATGGCCGGTGGATCGGGAAGCAGCTCCGCGAAGAAAGAATCGACCCACGGCGCAAGTATCGACATTGAGCGAATCAGACCGGGCATGAGCCAGGAAGAACTCCAGCGAGTGCGAGATCAGATCGCTTTAGTCGCCTCACAGACACTGAGAGGCGAGTAACCCCGGAGCCCGTCTGAGATAGCCGAAGGGCCGGTGAAGGGCAGCGTCGGTGACGTAGGCCCGAAGTCTGCCGTAGAGCTAGGACTGTCGCTCCTAAACCAAGCCAAGAGAGGAAAGCTGAATGGCTATTATCACTTCTGCAAACCTTGCGAACGCGATTGTCAAGCTGGTGGCCGCCGATGCGCTGCCCGCCTTGATGGGGAACCTTGTCATGGGGAACCTGGTCAACCGCGATTTCGAGCCGACGCTGGCGCAAGCCGGGGACACGGTCAACGTACCGATCCCGCCCGTCATGACCGCGACGAACCTCATCGAGGGCGCTTCGGTTGTGGCGCAGAACCCCAACGTCGGTAACGCTCAGATCGTTCTCAGCACTCATGCTGAAGCGACGTTCCAGATTCCGGACGTGACCAAGATCATTGCCGTGCCCGATCTGCTGAAGCTGTACATGCAGCCTGCGATGATTGCGCTGGCCGAGAAAGTGGAATCGGACCTGCTCAACCTGTATGCGCAGTTCACAGCCAACACTCCGGTCGGCACGGGCGGCGCCGCCATCACTGAAGCAGTCGTGGACTCGGCGGAGACGGCTTTGTTCAACGCCAAGGTGCCTGCCAGTGAGGGCCGGTTCCTCGTCGTCGACTCAAATGCATACGGCGCCCTGCGGCAGAACCCGCGGTTTAGCGAATACCAGAAGGCCGGTGACGCCGGTCTGCGGGCGTTGATCGACGGCACACTGGGCAAGATCAAGGACTTCTATGTGTTCCGTTCCCAGTTTGTAGCCAAGACGGGCACTGGCCCCACGACGACCAACAACCTTGCCTTTGCGCGCAGCGCGATTGGCCTAGCGGTTCGCCGCCTGCCGAAGCCGCTGCCGGGCACGGGCGCGATTGCCGAGTATGCGGAATTGGGCAACTTCGGCATGCGCGTGGTGATGAGCTATCAACCGAACACGCTCGCACAGCAGTTCACGGTAGACATGCTCTACGGGTGCGGTGTTCTTCGCAACAATTTCGGCGTCCAGGTTCGCAGCTAGGAGCCATAGCGGGACCCGATCCCGGGATCGGGTCCCATCCACCGAAGTGATCGGCAAGAAGGGACAAGAAGATGGACGTCAAGAGTTACTTTCGAAAGATCCGGGACATGGAAGCCTCGATCGAGGACCGTTTCCTGGTGGTGATCAGCAATGCGACGGTCGACGGCGGGAGGGAGGGGATCTACAGCGAGGTTCCCCGCTTCGTGGCTTGTCAACTCGCAGTGGAGGGCCGCGCCAGGCTCGCGTCGGCAGAAGAGGCCGAACAGTACCGGGTGGAACAAAGGGCGGCCTGCGAGGAGTTTGAGCGGACAAGAGAGGACAATCGCGGCAACGCGAGCCGGCCTGGTCCCAAGCCGTCCGGGAAGGTCATCCGGAACTAAAGGGGACGGATAACAATGGCTCTCTTTGCGGACCACGATCTGACTACGATTGAAGACTTGGCCGGAGTCGATCATAACGTCCTTTCCATCGCCGCAGTCGAAGGGATTGACCTAACCAAGAAACTCGCACTCGCCCAGCAGTTACTGATACAGGACATCTCGCGAGTCCTGGCGAAGGATCCAGGGCAGGGTGCGACTTATGACGCCGGACAAGTTGTACGCACCCCAAGTCTCCGGCTGTGCCATGCGTTGAAAGCGATTGAGCTCACATATCAAGAAGCTTTCGCCGGCCAGGGCGTGGACAGATTCGAACGCTGCCGGGTCACATATTCGGCAGAGGCAAAGAGAGTCCTGACGGCGGAGTTGGAGCGAGGGCTGCCGGTAGTGCTCAACCCGCTCCCGCGACCCACGGGCCCCGTTGTAACGTCGAGCGCCGGGACAGGGCCTGCCGGCCCAATCGACTTTGCTGTCAGTTGGATAAACCAAGCAGGGGAGGAGAGCAGTCTCGGGACGCTGGTAGCGATTGAGAACAGCAGCGGCGAGATGATCACTGTTACGCCGCCCACCGCGCCGCCATTTGCGACGGGATGGATTGTGTACGCAAGCCTACCGGGTGAACGTCCCGGAAGGCAGTATGGGCCGCTCGGACTGAATGAGTCCTGGCGCGCGCCCGATCAACTGTCGAGCCTGGGGCCAGCCGGGGAAGGGCAGACGGGGAACGTTGTCTTGCGGCTTTCGCCTGGCACGAATCTCCTTTGGAGGGGCTAGAAATGGCACTTGTTCGAGAAGTGGTAACGCTCCTGCACACCCTACTGTCATCCGAGCGAGGGATCGCGAAGGGATGGGCCGCAGGTTCGGAAGCGCTGGAATCCGGACTGCCAAGGGTGGGCGCCGACCAAATTATCACCAACCACATTCCAGCCAACCTGCTGGCGCAACAAAACGCTGTGCGATATCCCCGCTTCCAGATCTATTGCGCGCGTGTCGAGAATCAGATGAGAGAGAAGTTCAACCGGTTCTCCGGGACGGCACAATTGACGGTGGAGATCCACCACTCCGGGGAGAAATGGGACAGCGTGTCGTCGGGTCTCAGCCTCTATGTTCAGGCGGTAACCGACGTGGTCGAAGCGAACCGAGGGGAGTTAGGGGCCGGCGTACACCTGCCGGGCCGGTACTCCGTGGAGATCGATGCTCCAAAGGCAGGCGGACGAGGGTATCTGCAATCGGCCAGGATCCTAGTCCCGGTGGAAATAGTCAGGTCATAGTCTAACTACTGGAACAAGCAATGTCCTCATACATATCCTCAGTAAACAATCGTCTGTACGCAGCACTAGAAAGCACGTACGGCACTATTCCGCCTCCAACGCCAGGCGACCGGACTCCGTTCGTTCAGCTTCGCACGACGCAAAAGATGATCGTTCCCCAGCGACGTGATAAGACGGGGACGCGCTCCTTTAACGGAGTACCGGGCATACCGAAGCGGGACACAAGCTTCACACTGACCAGCCATCTGTTCGGTGGAACCAGTCCAGCGGCCACCGGCCTAAGAGCCCTCCTTCAGAGCGCGTTTGCCGGCCCGGTACTGGAGTTCAGCGGCGCCCGGGTTGCCGCGGCACAAGGGGCCAGCACAATTCAGACAATCGCGCCACACAGGCTGACGGTGGGACAAGGGATCATCTACGGGGACGAGATTCGCTTTGTCGCGGCGGTGATGGACAGTATGACCATCCAGCTTTCCGCGCCGTTCAGTAACGGAATATCCTCCGGCGCAGTGTTGAATCCGTCCTATACATTCTGCCTGGGCGATACCGTGCCGAGTGTGAGTATCTTCGATTATTGGGACCCGCAGAGCGCCGTCCACAGGATCCTCCGAGGCGCCGGAGTGAATGAATTGAAGGTTGCGATTAACGGCGACTTTCATTCGATGGAATTCTCCGGGATTGCGGCCGACCTTGCCGATAGCGTCAGCTTCGAGAGCGGCGAAGGGGGGCTGCCGCAGTTTCCGCCGGAACCCGAGGCCGGATCGTTGCCTTATGACGTAATTCCAGGACATCTGGGTCAGATTTGGATCGGGGCGTCGCCGGCCAGGTTCTGTACGGTTACCGAAGGCGTTATCCGTCTCAACAACTCCCTGGACACAAGGAAGGACGAGTTTGGGTGTCCCATCCCGAAAGCCCTGGTTCCCGGAGCGCGGATTGTCGACGTTGCGTTCTCCTTGTACGAGCAAGACGACGCGGAGACAGCAGCGCTGTATCAAGCAGCACGGCAACGGTCACCTATAACGCTTACGCTGCAGCTTGGCCAGTCGGCCGGACAATTGTGCGGGCTGTATGTTCCCAGTTTTGTTCCTGAAGTGCCGTCGTTCGATGATAGTGAACCACGGCTGACGTGGAAGTTCGACGGATCACGAGCTCAGGGAGCTGTCAATGATGAATTGTTCATCGCCTTTGGATGAGAGCGCTGAATACTCCAGCACAAAGTGGGTTACCTCAGCCACTCACCCTGGCGTTCGATTTCGGTTGGCCCGTCTCTCTCTTGGCAGGCGGATCGCTCTGGCGAGGAGCGTTCGCGCGCTGTGGCAGCGTCTGGAGTATCACGGCGCTGGTGAATCGATCGATGACAGGCTGTCGGAGGCTGTCCTGGCCGCCGAGTTGGATGCGGACTACCTCAAGTGGGGACTGGTGGCGGTTGAGGGCCTGGTCATCGATGGATGCCCAGCCAGCGTCCAACAACTCATCGAGACCGGCCCCGAGGCATTGTGCAGGGAGATTGTCGCGGCTATCCGGGCTGAACTGGGGTTGTCTGAAGACGAACGAAAAAACTGATTCTCGCATTCCACTTTTTCACATCGAATCCAGCCGGGTGGAACTGCGAAGATTGCCGGCGACAACGGCTGGAGATCAAGCGCAACTGCAGTCTGCATAGCACTTTCGACCCAAACGCGACGCGTGTCGTGTGGACGGCAAGGGGGTTCGCCTCAACGTCGTGTCCACGGTCGGTGATTACGGCTGACAGTTTGGGCTGGATAGAGCTGTTTGAACACTGGCTGTCGTTCGGTTCGACTGCTGATGACGAGTTAGCGGCGAAAGACCAACACGCCCTGCGGGTGTTGATGGCAGAGCACAGAACGCGGCTTGAACAGGACAGAAATGAACGGAGCCGTCCGGCGAGGTAAGAACCAAGGACTGGGGAATGAGACGAAGCAAACCGATTGATGCCTTCATAGAGCGCTTTGGAGCGACGACGCAATCCTCGAGTGGCTTGCTGGCCGGCACGGCTGGCACTCCGCGGCAAACGGACGCTACGGTTACAGAGGCGGCCCCTGCCGGCACGATGAATGAACTGTCGGTTCTCGTTCAGAGCCTGGCGCAGCAAACGAAAGCGGTTGGGGACAACACGGCGGCACTGGGTCAAGCGACTCAAAGCGTTGACTCCATGGGGGCGAACTTTTTGTCGTTTGCCCGCCAAGCGCTGACCAGCGTGTCTTCTGGTGGGGGATTTCTGGGCCTGAGTCCGATCGTCTCGCTCATTGGGGGACTATTTCGCCGCTCAAAGACTCCGGAAGCGCAGCCAGAATTACCCAAGTTCAACATGCCGGACCCGCTGTCCTGGAACCTAGTTACCAGCCCATCGTCGAGTCCTGCCACGCAAGCGGTGACTTATACAGACGCCGGAGTTCCCAAGGCTCCGGCTGTGAACAACCAAGTTACCGTACACATTCAGGCGATGGACGCCAGATCCTTTCTGGAGCGCAGCAGTGAGATTGCTGGCGCTCTTCGATCCGCGATGCTTCACTCCAGTTCAGTCAACGATGTTATGGCGGAGATGGAATGAGCGCCGTACGATTCCCCAACCTGAAGACGGGCCTGCCGGTTCAGCACCCGTATCGTCGATTGACGCACTATTCGACGCGGCTTCTCGAGTTCCTCGACGGAAGTGAGCAACGAATTCCGTTGCAAGGTTCCGCCCGGCCTGAGTGGCGGATCGCCTTGTCGAAGCTGGACGAGACCGAGTTGAGCCGATTCTCCGACCTGTTCGACGCCAGCCTGGCTGGCACGAGAGATATCCAACTGACGGATCCCATTGACGGACAGGAGTACACCTGCGACTTCGCAGAGCCGGAACTGGACGTCGAGAGCGATGCCCTGGGCAGCGGCAGTGTCGAGATCCGCCTTGTAGGGAAGAAGTGACATGCTGATCTTCCCTCAGCTACAGACTGGCGGCGTCGCGCAGCAAGTGCGCAGGATCAAGCGGAGCAGGGTGGTTGATGTAGTGCGCGCCGACGGTGACCGTACACGATACCTTGATCCGCGTGGAGACACGATCTCCTGGACCCTCCAGTTCGATAACTTGTCCGGTGAGGAATGGGGGGCCATAGAAGGGCTCTTCCGGGAGTGCCAGGGACGGTTCCGGTCATTCGTCTTCATCGATCCGCTGGGGAATATGTTGAGTCACAGCGAAGCACTGACGGAAAGTGTCTGGAGTCCTGACCCGTATGTGGATGTTGCAGACTCTCAGGCAGACGCATGGGAAGGGCAAAGCGGCAGCAGGATGTTGAACACGGGCCAGCAGGACGGGTCAATCAGCCAAGTCGTTCCAGTCACGGCCGCACTGCAGTACACACTGAGCGCTTTCTTGCGGGGATCGGGCACAGGAAGCGTGGAACTGTTCATTGAAGGGGCCGGCACGCAGAGGCGAACCTCGACCCAAGTCAGCACGCAGTGGAAGAGGCACAGCCTTACGGCAGGTCTCGGTTTGGACAGCCCGGATTGCCGATTTGGAGTCTCGATTCCGGCCGGATACGCAATTGATTGTTGCGGTTTTCAAGCAGAGGCGCAGCCATCGCCATCCGCGTACAAGCCAACTCTCAAAGGAGGTGTCTACCTGGAGACAAGGTTCGACACCGACACGCTTTCCGTTGAGTCACGTTCGCCGGGTTGCTTCACCACCGCATTGCAACTGATCAGCCGAGGGAACTGAGGAATCGCGATGCAGGACATTTTCTTGACCAAAGAGCAGGTTGAACTGCCCACTCCCATATTGGCGTTCGATTGCACTCTCGCCGACGGGCGGACCGAACGCTGGGCATCTCATCGTGTGGTAGTCGAAGGGGAGGTATACGAACCCCGGGTCTTGGACCAAAGCCGGTTCGAGATGCGCGCGGCCGGCGATTCCGCCGAGAGCCGGTCCACCCTGACCCTGTCACTCGATAACCTTGACTCACATTTCTCAGAAGTCGAATCTGTTCTGGGATGGAAGGGCGCGAAGCTGCTAGCAAGGTTCGTATTTTACGACCTCGTTACCGATCAGGCGGTGACTGCACCGACGGCGGTCTACACCGGAACAGCAGATCCTCCCGTGGAGATCACAGAGTCCACGATGACCCTCACGTTTCGCAGCCGGCTAGAGTTCAGCCGTAGTCTGTTGCCGCAAGTGAGAGTGCAAGCGCGGTGTCCCTGGCTCTTTCCTCGAACTCCAGAAGAGAGGCAACTGGCGTTAGATGGGGCCGCACAGGAGAAATATTCGCCGTTTTACCGGTGTGGATACTCTCCTGATGTCGAGGGTGGAGTGGGGAACCTTGCCGTCGATCAACCGTTCACGTCCTGCGATGGCACCCGAAAGTCCTGCATGGAACGAGGGATGTTTGACCGGGACCGCGTGGGAAACGAAACGAGGCGCTTCGGCGGCATCGAGTTTGTGCCTGCCTCGATTCTTGTGCGGTCGTACGGCGACAAGACCCAACATGTCAGCGAGTCGTCGGCAAGCGCAACCAAGTACAACGACTTTGTACCGCTTATCTACGGCACCGCCTGGCATAAGCCTTCGATCGTGTTCTCTCGAAATGACGGAAACCTGCTTCACCTGGAAGTGTTGTTGGGAACCGGTCCGATTGAAGGAGTGCGGCGGGTTGTCGTAAATGACGTCGAGATGCCGCTGGGTATTAGTGGCGCAGACATGACGTCAACGGGCTGGTACAACGTTTGCAGCTACGGCAACCGGAACGGTGGATTCAACCTAGACTTCACAGCGGCTGATGGAACTCCAGGGGGAGACCCCTACGGGGGAATGGCTTTCCTTTCGATTGTCGTTCCGAACCGGGTCGTGTCAGGGAGCAGCCAGCCGAAGATTCAGGTACTCCTTGACGGGCTTCGAGTACCTACTTTCTCTGACGACGGTCCCATTGCGGAGTTGTTCAGCCGGAACCCGGCATGGATCATGCTGGACATCTTGCGGCGAACCGGATGGACCTTGCATGAGATCGACCTGGGGTCTTTCGTTCGAGCCGCCAGCGTGTGTGACGAGCTGATCGAGGTGCTGAATCTGAATCAGGAGACCGTCTCCGTACCGCGCTTCGAAGTGAACCTGGTGCTGGCGCGCCGGCGAACCGTGGCGGAAGTGCTTCGCGGGATCCGAGCCACTGCCGGTCTGCTTCTGCGCTTGGGGCAGGATGGCAGGTTGGAACTGGCCGCAGAAGGAACGCTTCGAGCGCAGCATGCGGCAAAACCGGCCGGCAGTAACAGCACCACGACACTGTCAGGCGGGTGGCCTGCTTATGAGTTTGGCGACGGGACGGACGGTACATCGGGGATCTTGAAGCGCCCGGGCGGCGGTCCCACACTGCGGATGTGGTCTAACCCCACCGCCGAAACTCCCAACCGGTACAGCGTCGAATTTCAGGACGCGTTCAATGGCTATCAGCAAGACAGCATCTCGCTGGTAGACGTCGATGATGCGATTCGAGTGGGGTACGAGATCAGCGCCCCGCTGCCAGCTTTGGGCATTCCAACTTGTGAACAAGCACTTCGAGTCGTCAAGTTTCAATTGGCTCGTTCGGTTAACGGCAACCGGTTTATTGAACTGGCGACCAGTGTCCGAGGCCTCGCGATTCGTCCCGGGGACATCATCGCGATCACGTACGGCAAAGAGGGTTTCGACAGGACGCCTTTCCGCGTGCTGTCCGTGCAGCCAACGTTCGACTATCAGACGGTATCGATCCAGGCGCAGAAACATGAAGATGCCTGGTATGACGAGCTTGGATCTCCCAGCGGCGGGCTATCGTCCGAGCCTCGCCGCGGCGGGGTAGGCAATGGCATTCCGCGCCCGTTGGTCCCGACGCTGATCGATCAGGACGGGAAGCCGGGTTTTGGAATCGAGGAAGAGGAAATCATCGGGACCGATGGCGGCGGCCAAGTGATGTTGCACGTCAACTTCACTCCACCGAAGCGTCCTTCCGGCGAGGCTTGGCGCCGCCCCCTAGTAAGCATGATTCCCACGATTACAGACGGAGGTTCACTTGAACCGGGGCGCATTTACTACTACGCCGTCAGTGGAATCGCCGGCAACGGTGACGAGAGCGGGCTATCGTTTGTGGTGACTGTCGAGACACCATCGGCTCCCGGCGGTTACACGGTGACCCTGTCAGGGATGTGGTTTCCGGGAGGCTACCGCGGTTTTCGCCTCTATCGAGGCGACAGCCCGGCAACTCTGGTCTCGGTGGCGGAGTCAGACACGTTGTCCACGGAGGTCACCGATGCGGGAGATACTCCGATGGGCGATGTTCCGCCGGACGAGAATTATGACCATGCGAACTTCTATTCGCGCATGGAGATTGTGCCTCCGGTCTCGGTCGAGTCGTCAGGGCCAGACTGGGTGAGCGCCAGCGCCATCGGCTTGCCTGACGACGCCTTGAAGGGATACATCGTCCGCATCACGGAGGGTCGCGGTGCGGGCCAGGAAGTTCGAATCCTGTCGAATTCCGGCCAGACAATCACGGTGGCTCAGCCGTGGACTGTGGGTCTCGATGCGGGCAGCCGATTTGCCGTTGTTGAGGCCGGATGGCAGTTTGCCGGAACCACCAACACCAGCGATATCCGGTTCACGGCGCCGAACCGGCGCGGCAGTGTCATCCAGATTGTAGGCCGGTCGGCGAATTTCGAGGATGTGGAATGTGACCCGGCGCGATGCTTTGTGGCGCGGTGGACCATTGGCGGATCGGCGGGTGGGGAAGCCGACGGAGACATTCCGCCCAAACCGACGTTTTCCGTCAAAGCCGGACAAGCGCAGTCGGTCGAAGTCAGCGGGATCGGATTCGACAGCTTGGAAAATACGGAATCGATCCAGGCCGGGACACTGATCCTATACTACTGGGATGAACTCACAGCGGGCACGTGTCCGCAACTGAACCTCGGATTCGCTCCGGCGGATGAAGTCCTTGAGCTCCAGAGTGACGCGGAGTTTGTTGTGGGCGACATGCTCCAAGTCGATCAAGAACTGGTGCAGGTCCTGAGCGTTGACGGTTCGCGACACTATCAGGTGGACCGGGGCAAACTCGGCACTCCAATAGCCGGTCATGCCGCGGGTGCGATGGTCGAATTGCTCGCTCGGAACATTGCCATCACGGCATTTCCGAAACAATTCTTTGCCAGTTCAGCCAGTTCTGCGTTCATGTGGCCGGTGAGCGCCGGGACATGGCGAATCGCCGCAGCAGAGTTGTACGTGACAAACTCGATGGGGAACAGTCCTACCGCTGCTCTCCATTTCACCTCGACAACCGATCGTGGGCTGAAGGTCCTGTCCGGCGGTCAATACACGCTCCAGGTTCCTGGGCAACTTGCTGTTCGATCGAATTGCGTTCCTCCTGTACTCGTCACGGAACCGAAGGTGGTTCGCGATGTCCAGGCGACGATTCTTGTTGCACCGCAGGGCTCGCCGGTTGTTGTTCGCCTGACCGCCGACGGATCACCGCTGGCTGAACTGACGATTCAGGGCGGACAGACCGGTTCCGATCCGCTGTCTGGCGCACTGCCGGTGCTGCCGGCTGGCTCAAAACTCAATGTCGATATTCTTTCAGTGGGTTCTGGTGGCGGAGTGGAGACGGGTAGGGACCTGACGGTAACCGTATTGCTTTGA